CGTTATCCAAGTTGCGGTAAGCGGTTACGAATTCCTGAATGTGAATTTGCTCTGACATTTCGTGCCTTTCGGTTGGGGCGATGTAAACATCGTATCACAGAGGTCTGACATTTTTTGCACATTCTCGGAGAATTCCAGAGATATTCTTAATCATTCGTAACTTGACAAATTCGAAAAACGGGGTAGTCCCGCCCGAAGGCGGGGTTGTCAAGCCCTTAGAATGGTGTTTCTATGTCATTGCCGAAAATGTCGTTCCAATCCACATAGGTATCGTGGGGGTCTGGCAGGGTAGACTCTACATCTTCAAGTTCAAAGTCAAGCCACTCAGGGGTGGTGGTCTTGATAGCGGTTGGGACAGCGGTGGTGTGTGAAATAGCCATAAGAGAAATGTAGCACATGGGACTGACAAAATCCAGAGATTTTTTAATTGTTTCGTAAATTGACATTTGATCGGAAACGGGACATATCCCGCAGCTCCCACTTTTGTCAAGTGGGGGTGCGGTTAGATTTTACAAATCTAATAGGCGATAGAGTATGATTACAATAAACAACAGTCCGAACAGTGACATTATTTTGCTGTCACCGCCTGAATAAATCGCTCTGCATCAAAGTTTGGGTTGTCATTCTGAAACATCTCTACGAAATCTTCCACAAGGTCTACCCAAACACTAGGGTAAATTGTCTTTGCGTATCCGTTGAGAATTTCGGCGGTAGTTACATAGTCTTTGCGTGTCATCATTTCTGTGTCCTTTGTTTGTGTTTGTTTAGAATGGGGCTAGGTCTGAAATTTCGTAGTTGTGAATTTCATCAGGGAATTGCTTACGGTCTGCTCTTTGCATACCTGCCATAATTTCTTGCGCTTCTGCAAAAGTTTCGAATGTCCAATACACATTTAGGTTTAGTGTGTCATAGAGGTAAAATTCGTTAGCCATTTTCTGTCCTTTGTTTGTTGTTGATAAATCTAGCATAGCATAGGGGTCTGACATTTTATGACTCTTCCCCTGCCTCTAGCATTATGCCATCTAGCACACCCACGACTAGCCACCACATTTCGGCACTATCTTCCATGCCTAAGCGGTCAAATTCTTGAGCGGTATTGCGGGCGTGTGCGTGGCGGGCGGTGATGATTTCCTGAAGTGACATTTTGTGTCCTTTCGTTAGGTTGATGTTCTCATACTAGCATAGGGGTCTGACATTTTTGGTACATTCTTGGGCGTGTTGCAATTTATTTTCCAGAGTTTTTTTAGGTGTGTCGTAACTTGACAAATTGGATCGGCGGGGTAAAAGATAACCCGCAAGGGGTCAGCTGCCAATTCGACACGCCGATGTTTACTGAATTGTTATGAAAGAATAAAGCAAACGGCTATCATGGTGACAAATGGGGCAAACATAGCCACCACTTGCAAGGTCATGTCATAAGCGTCATACGCTTTACCCGTTACACGTTGGCGGGTATCTAGGTGGCGAACAATTGCAGCACTACCTGCAAGCGTTGCTAATATGGATACAAACATAATAATTGTTGATGACATGTTATGCCCTTTCATTTGGGTTGCACTTATTGCAATAGACACGAGTGCCAACAATAACCGCAAGTGATTTTGTAAGAGATACACGACAGGTCGTGCAAGTGAAATAAAAACGATTTGACATTTAGTCACCTTTCATTGGGTTAGCGTTTATTTGCTAGGCTCATCAACTTGCGTTGCTTATTTGCTAGGCTCACCGCTAACGGTTTGGGTTAGTCACATTCGCAGATTATGCAGATGCGCTCTTCCCATTCGGCTAGTGTGTCACCGCATACGGCGCACTTAGTGTTAGTGATGGTTTCGAAATTTTGGTAATCAAGTGACATGTTATGCCCTTTCGTTGTTGTTATGGTTACACCTTAGCATAGGGGTCTGACATTTTTGGGCTATCTGGTGCGATAGATAGAAACTTTACTAACCCAATGTTTGGCGCACATAGCACCTTTTCCAAAACGGGTAGTAGCAGTTTGGCAGTCTTTGCAGTTAGTCATTTTGACCCCTTTGTTTGTAACGATGTAAACATCGTAGCATCTAGGTCTGACAAATACGGACACATACACACCTATTTAGATGAACAGTAGGTAAACAATAATCCACAGGTTATCCACAGATAATGTTGTCAAATCGACACGCCGATGTTTACTGAATTGTTACAAAATATTCCACAGATTTTCGGGCGTGTCGTAATTGCATTTTGTCGGTGGGCGGGGTAAGAGATAACCCGCAGCTCGATCTTGTCAAGGCGACACGCCGATAAAAATAAAAAAAGTTTTTTTTCTTTTATGCGTGTTTGTGTCGGTTTTTGTCGGTGGTCTATGCCATAGTAGAACTATGAATGATTATGAAATTGATGAGATGACAGTATCCCTACCATGCACCGAATGTGGCGACACATTGGAAACGTGGGAACTATCCGAAAGCGGTATGTGCTTTATCTGTGAGGTGCTTGCCTAAAATGTCAGACCTATCTGCCATACTAGAACTATCAACCGAACGAATGGAGAACAAAATGCTAGACCTAACCGAATTCATCACCGAAGCACTTGCAGAGGGTGCAGACCTTATTTGCAACGAATGTGGCACTTACTACTACTCATCAGACAATTTTGCAGAAAATGGAAATTTCGAATTAGGTCTTGACTACTGCGATGAGTGGCTAGAATGTGCGTCATCATGTGGCGAGTCTGTCGTTACTATCCAATCACTAGAAAACTAAGGGGGGACAAAATGGAAAAGCATTACAACCTATGCGATGAATACTCTGAATGGGTATCATGCCCTGTATGCGATGAGCATACAGTATGCGCCTACTGTGTAGAGTACCTACTAAACGGAACTTTCACAGACTGTGCAGAGGTAGCCTAACCTCTGCACCACAGTGTGCCCGTTATGGGCGCACTAATTTTTTTTGCCCTTTTGCATCGATTTGTGTATCATCCATCTAACAAAATTATTAACATTTTGCCAAAACTGATTTTATATGTGACCAAAATCACATTTATTAGAAATTTTGACGGGAACGTAAAAATTCATCTGCACATATATCACAATATGCATGCAATTTGCCAGAAAATGACTCTGATAGCCATTTTGCCTTAGATAGACCTACTTCGATCTTGCATACATAGCATTCACGCTTCTTATTTAGCTGATAACCAATTCCTACATATTTTTCGCTCATATTAAGGTGCTACTCTACCATTGTCTACAAATGCCTGATAAGTAACAGGCATCAAATGTGCAAAAATTTCCTCATATTGGTCTGCAACTTGTGAAATCTCAAATTGAGGGTAAGACGGGAAGCGAGAATCTTCGTTTTTTGTGCGTAAACTCAAAAAATTCATCAATGCACGAGCATTCATAGTGACATAAGCACTACTGTAAATATTTACAGGCAAAATTTCACGAGCAACTTCCTTAGCAACGTCAAATTCTAGCATTTCGCAGTATGCTCTATAAGAAGCAATGCAAATTTCGGTAAAATTCTTGTTAACGAGATAATGTTGGTTCTCATTTCCATCTTTGAAGTCATATTGTCCAGCCTTGCCTTGTTGTAAAAGCTTGCGATCACGACTTGGAACATAAAATTCGGGTTCAAGGATCTTATAGCGACCAGATTCCTCATTATATGAGGCAATACGGTGTCGCATATGCTCTCTCCACACAAAAATGGGGGCTTTGACATAAAATGTCATTACAGAATGTTCAAATGGAGAGCCATGACGCTCACGCATAAGAAAATTAATCAATCCACTATGATCTTCAGTGGGTAAATTGTTTGCTCTTTGTCCAATTGTAGAAACACGGGCTGCAAATGCCACATCATTGTCTGATGCAGAGTGCTTAACTAATTGAACAGTCATTTCACTAGAAAATTTCACGATATTTGCCTCCAAGCAAAGTAAATTCCCAACCAACACAGGGCTGGAGCTACAATATAAAAACCAAAGAATGCTAAAACACGTTTAATTGTATCCACGAACGATTTTCTCCTTATTCTTTTTAATTTGTTCTAAAATTTGGGGGGTTTTGAGGGAATCATCCATACCTTCTAGTCTATCTAAGTCCTTACATGCCATAACATGCTCATCATAGCGTTCAAAAGACTTTTTATCAATAGGAATTATAACATTCATTGAATATGTCTTACAATATGGACAATGTAACTTACCTACACGATAAGACTGCAGTTTTCTAGGCTTATCAGTAAACTTAAATATTGGATTCATAATTCTCTCTCTTTTTACAATTGTTTAGATGCTTAGTATAAGACATATTGGCACTATCTGTCAAGGGTAATTGACAAAGCATTTTAAAATCAAGACAGAATGGGCATACTAAAATTTTTAAATTACTCATCATCTAGTATTAGGGCGGGATCTGGAGACAGGACCCTTCCTGACTCATGTAAAGAGATCAATTCAGAAGCTTTATTACTATCAGGTACAATAAGACTAAGCATATCATATATACGCAATAATTGTATATACATACCACCCATAATCTCCATAAAAGCTTGTGGGTCTAATTGTGGGTCATTATTCTTGAGTTCTGACATTATATTCCTTTACCCGCCCAATTACATCACGAATCATATCAATTCCTGGTCTCATGGTATATCCACAACTCCAGCATACAAGTATAACATTTTCTTGTTCATCAAGGTTAGGAATTAGACTCATACAGTCATCTCCTGACTTGCATTTCCAAATAGGCAACTTATCTTCCAAAGATAGTTGGTAGTATTCGGCAAAACTTTTTAAAATTGTCATTAATATATTCTTTCTTATAATAGTTATATATTATGTATCTATATATATTATATATTATATATAAGAACATACAAGATGATTATAAGAATTATTCCAAAGGTTGTCAAATGAAATATATATTTGTTATAATCAGTTAATGGAAATCTCTTGGACTGGTGCTCCCGAATATATGCACACAAATATTGGCTTTGGCAATGCTTCATGGCATATGTTTAAGCATTTAAAAAAGATGGGTATTAACTCTTTAGTTAACTCTGAAACCGCCAACATTGGCATATGCTTTGATCAACCTCAAGATTATAAATTTTATTCAGAACAATATACTATTGGATACACACCTTGGGAATCAACTCAACCTCATATGGGTTGGAAAGATCATGCAAACAGATGTAATGAAATTTGGACTACATCTACTTGGAATAAACAAGTTTTTGAAAATGCTTATGATCGTGAAGTTTTTGTATATTTGCATGGAATAGATCACAAATACTCTCCCAAAAAAAGAAAATATTTGGGTAATCAACCTTTTACATTTTTGCATATTGGTGAACCTTTCGATAGAAAAGATGGACAATTAGTTTTAGATACTTTTGTAAAATTATACGGCAATAATCCAAATTATCATTTAATTATGAAATGCACTATATTTCATAAATTAAAAATGCCATTTCATGGTGGAAAATTTATGGAAGGTATTTATGAAAATATTACAATTATCACAGATGTTATTTCAGATGAAGATCTATTATCTCTCTACGCTTCCGCTCATTGCTTTGTTTATCCAAGTTGGGGCGAAGGTTTTGGATTTAATCCACTACAAGCTATGGCTATGGGCATTCCAACCATTTGCACAAGTGGGTGGGCAGAATATAAAAACCTTATAACTCTTCCCCTGGAATCCTCACTTGGACCAAATCCTTGGGGAGATACTCATACTGGAGAAATGTTTAAACCAGATTCGGAGCAGTTAAGTCAGCATATGATGAATGTTGCAGAAAATTACAATAAATACTCAGATATTGCATTTAAAAATTCATTTAAGATTCATAAAGAATACGACTGGGACCTAGTTACAAGACCCGCAGCAGGAAGATTGAAAAAAATACAAAAATCTAGATTTTAGAAAAAACTAATGCTAAACTAGAAGCCTACGAAAAAATTGAAAAGGTCGTGTTATATGAGTGGAATTGAAAATCCATATGAAAACTTTATTGCCCTAAGCCGTTACGCTAGGTGGATTGAAAGTGAAAATAGAAGAGAAACTTGGTCAGAAACGGTGGATCGTTATTTCGATCATATGACAAAGCATCTAAACAACAAGCATGGATATGCTCCAGAAGAAAAGCTTGTAAAAGAATTAAAGCAATTTGTATTTGACAGAAATGTCATGCCATCTATGCGTTCAGTTATGACCGCAGGTCCCGCATTGGAACGAGACAATGTTGCAGGATATAACTGTTCATTTCTTCCTGTAGACTCACTTCGTTCATTCGATGAGGCTATGTATATTCTCATGTGTGGAACAGGGGTAGGTTTCTCAGTAGAGCATATGTATGTAGATAAGTTGCCAGTTGTTAACGAGCATTTTGAGAAAACAGATACAGTTATTATTGTAGATGATTCTAAAGCTGGATGGGCTAAGGCACTTCGTGAACTTCTTGCTCTTCTATATCAGGGTCAGATTCCAGCAATTGACATTTCTAAGGTACGTCCAGCAGGTGCTAGACTTAAAACTTTTGGTGGTCGTGCATCTGGTCCACAGCCCCTAGTAAATCTATTTGATTTTGCAATTAAGACTGTTCGTGGAGCAGCAGGTCGTAAACTTAAGCCAATTGAAGCGCATGACATTATGTGCAAGATTGGTGAAGTAGTTGTAGTTGGAGGAGTTCGCCGTAGTGCTATGATTTCCCTTTCCGACCTCAACGATCACGATATGGCAACTGCAAAAGCGGGAGCGTGGTGGGAAAATACTTCACAACGTGCACTCTCTAATAACTCTGTAGCATATACAGCCAAGCCAGAGATGAATGACTTCATTGCTGAGTGGAAGTCATTATATGACTCAAAGTCTGGTGAGCGTGGTATCTATAATGTTAAGGCTGCTCAAGCACAAGCTGCAAAATATGGTCGTAGAGATGAAAACATTCACTATGGAACTAATCCTTGTGCAGAGATTATTCTTCGACCATACCAGTTCTGCAACCTTTCAGAAGTTATCATTCGTGAAAGCGATACCATTTCTGAAATTCAGAGAAAAGTAGAGCTTGCTACAATTCTTGGAACATGGCAGTCAACCCTTACAGATTTTAAGTATCTTCGTAAGATCTGGAAAGACAATACAGAGGAAGAGCGTCTTCTTGGCGTTTCAATCACTGGTCAATTCGGACATGAACTTATGTCAGGTCAAGCTGGACTAGATTCTCTTGCAGATACGCTAAATCACCTTCGTGAAGTTGCAGTTGAGACAAATAAGTTTTATGCTAATAAGATTGGTATTAATCCATCTGCAGCAATTACTTGCGTTAAGCCATCTGGTACTGTATCTCAGCTAACTGGTGTGTCTTCAGGTATGCATCCTTGGCATAGTGACTATTATGTTCGTACTGTTCGTGGGGATAAGAAAGATCCTCTGACACAATTCCTTGCAGACTCTGGAATTCCCGCCGAAGATGACTTCATGAAGCCACAGGATACCACAGTATTTAGTTTCCCAATTAAGGCACCTGCAGGAGCAATTACTCGTAAAGATTTAACTGCGACCCAGCATTTGGATATTTGGCTTACTTATCAACGTGCATGGTGTGAGCATAAGCCATCAATCACTGTTTCTGTTCGTGAGGAAGAGTGGATGGAAGTTGGTGCTTGGGTATTTAAGAACTTTGATGAACTTTCTGGAGTTTCTTTCTTGCCACATTCAGATCATACATATAAGCAAGCTCCCTATCAAGAAGTAACTGCTGAAGAATACGATGATTTTGTAAAGAGAATGCCAGATACTATTATTTGGGAAAATCTTTCACTTTATGAAACAGAGGATAATACTACAGGAATGCAAACACTTGCTTGTGTATCTGGTGAATGTGACATTGTGGATATTGGAAAGTAGTGTATAATTAATTTATACCACCCGCTCCCTATGGGAGCGGGTTTTCTTTTGAATTGATAAAGTGGTATAATTTCAGTATAAATCTTTATGAAATGGTAGTGCTATGGCAGTAAATCAAAATTACAATATTATTCAAGGTGATTCATTCATCCTGCAAACAATTTGGGCAGACCCAAATAACGTACCTATTAATCTTACTGGATATACTGCTTCATTTGAGGCAAGAGATATGCCAGGAGGAGATATTTTATGTACTTCAGGTTCAATGTCTGCAATTCCATCAAGCGGTTCTTTTGCAGGATATCAATTATCAACACCAAGTGCTAGTTCTGGAATTATAAATATTAATGTTTCTGGAAGCAATACTGCCTATTTTAATTACCCAAAAACTTCATATCAACTAAGAGTTAAAAGTTCATCTGGAGACAAAACTACTATTGTCAAGGGTTGGTTAAATGTAGATGCGGGAACTATTGAATAATGACTGACAATATCAGTATTAATAGTATAGTTAATTCAGTAAGTGCTATTCAGGTAGTAAATACTGTAACTTTAAATTCTCCAGGTCCACAAGGACCAGCGGGAACTTTTAATGCTGGAACAATTCCAACAATTTATCCAATTACAAACACATCTGGAAGCATTGGTTTTATTTCTTCTTATACTCCAGCAAGTGCAACTTATTCAAGCTCTACAATATATGCAAATAACTCAGGAAGTTTGGGCGGAATTTTAAGTAGTAATTATGCTCTACAATCATATGCTAATTCAGCAAGCCTTAATGCTTATAATCAAGCAAGTGCTTTTTCTGTAACCACCGCCAACTCCGCATCTCTAACTGCATACAATAATGCATCTGCTTTTGCAGTAACGCAATCAAATAGTGCATCACTAAATTCTTACAATTTGGGGGTAACATATGCTAACTCCGCATCTTTAAATGCATACAATTTAGGAGTATTATACTCTAATTCAGCATCATCAAATGCCTATAATTCCGCATCGACATATGCAAATTCTGCATCATCCAATGCTTATAATCTAGGTGTCACATACAGTAATTCAGCAAGTTTAAATTCTTATAACAATGCAAGTGCATTTTCAGTTACACAGTCAAACTCTGCTTCATTAAATGCATATAATTCTGCATCATCATATACCGCAGCCAGTGCATATAATAACACAAGTGCATCAGTTGGATATGCTTTAAATTCAGCAAGTTTAGGCGGGATTCAAGCAGCAGACTACGCCCTTGAAACAAGTTCAAATACATTTGTAGGTACCCAAGCTATATTAACTGGAGCAAGTGCTAATAAAGGATTAATTGTTCAAGGATACACATCTCAATCTGCCGATCTGCAACAATGGCAAGATTCATCATCTGCAGTTAAAGCTTATGTTAATAATGTTGGTGTAATTTCTGCTGCAGGATTTACTACTGGAGGAAACTCCGTATTTAATTACACAACAACTTTTCAAAATTCTGCAGTAATTCCACTTATTGCAAAAAATTTAGGTGGCATAGCAGATATTCAGCAATGGCAGAATTCATCAGGATCTTCAATTGCAGGTGTTACAGCATCTGGACAGATATATACTGGATCTAGTGGACCCATCACAAACGCTGGTGGACAACAATCACAATTTTCTGCATATGTCAATACTCCAAGCGTTACTCCTTTAGTTATTAAAGCTGGACCAAGTGCTTCAACAAGCAATGTTGCAGAGTTTTGGGTTTATAGTCAAACTAGTGCCCCATATGTATGGATTAATAACTCAGGTGGTACAACAATAAGAAGTACATCAGCATTATCTAATACAAATGCTCTTGGTGGCTATTCAATGGGAACCTCTCTTGGCGTTGCAACTGGCAATCAGTTAAATACAGCAATTACTATTAGAGCAACAACAAGTCAGAATGCTGATAACTTCCTAATTCAAAATGTTACCCCTACAGTTTTGGCTGGATTTAATGGAATTGGTCAGTTATATACAGGTTCTACTAATCCAGTATTAACTCTTTTGTCTACTACCGCCTCTATTATTCCAAGTGGAACATCAAACTCTGCATCTGTTTATACAACAAATTCAGCACATACTCTTAATGCAGGTCAACTTGTTTACATTGGTGGCGCAAGCCCTACATATTATAATGGACCATATTATGTATCATCAATAGTTTCATCATCGGTATTTACTATTACTACAAATAACTTAGCATTTACAGCAAGTGCCACTACTCAAGGTTCAGTTTATTTAGCCCCACAAACATCTGTAGTATCTACAGCATCAAATGTTAGAGGTTTAATTGTTAAGGCAGCAGCAGGAAGTATAGGAAATAGCTCAGGAACTACACCACTGATGGAGTGGCAAGATGGTGCGGGAACTGTTTTGGGTAGAGTTGAATTTCCTGGTGGAAATTTAAGATGGGATTTTGGTTTTCGTGTAGATTCTATAAGAGGTTCATCAGATAATTTAATAACAATGAGAACTTCTGGTTCTACAAACCTTCAACTTGGAGGTGGTACAACATCTATTGGCTCAGGGTCTGGAGTTATAGGTATAACTAATGCAACAACTGTTCCCTCAACAAACCCAGTTGGTGGTGGTATTTTATATGTTGACTCAGGATCTTTGAAATACAGGGGACCAAACGGTACAGTTACAACATTGGCGGGACCATAAAAATGTATGACAATATAGTATTAAAAACAAGACCAACCCATTATTTCCCCCTTTCTAGCTCAACATCTTATGACTTATTGCATAACTACAATAATCGTGTTTATGATGATATTCAGGTTATTGGAACACCTTGGTCAGCCTCTACACTTGTACCAAAAACAGGATATACTTTTCCAATTATTACCAATTCTGGATCAGCAGCTGCATCACTAAAAATAAAAAAGGGTGATCTTCATAATTTTACCGCCCAATACAAGCGAGGAGATTCAGGATGGCTGGGTGCTGCTTATGTTGCATATAACTTTGAGATAAATAATTATAATAAAGATTTTTCCATTAGTTTTTGGTTTAATTTTAATAATCAAATTAATGGTCAATCAAAAATTAGTGATACTAATCAAATTTTAATTTATAATGTTATTCAAAAAAATGGAAATGCTACACCAAATAAAAGTTTGTTAGAAATTTATTTTGATTATCCAACAAGCACATTTAGACTTAAATTTCCAGATTCAGATTCTAAAAATACAGAAGCTTATTGTTATGTAGATAAAATAGATCAAAGTTTTCAAATTACAGCAACATATACAAGAGGTCAAATTATTTTAAAGGTTAATGATCAAGTTGGTTCTGGATTTGTTACAAAAAATTCTTATATATTTTATTCTAATCCCATTCCTTATTATAATGGAGATGACATGTTACAAATTCCCCCAGCAAATTTAATTTTTAATATTACTGGAACTAGCCTTGGAGATTCTTCAAATCCCGAATATGTTCAAAATTATTTAGTAAGTAGTTTAGCTTACTACCAAAGAATACTTTCTGATGCAGATTTAGATACATTAGCATCTTTTGCCTATCAAGATGGATTTCCAATTTCTCAATCTATGCTGGGGGATAATTCTTATTTTGATCTTAGAGAAATTGGTAATTTTGATGAGTTTACTTCAAATGGTTACACATCTATCGTATCTGGTCTTACAAATAAATATGGTGATTATGAAAAAATATATGGTTCTGGTTTTAAAGTGGGGGATATAGATAATTTAAATTCTAGTAGAATTGGTCTTACTCCAATTTTATACCATAAGCCATATTATTATAAACGACAAGATACAAATACTGCGTCATACACAGTTAATTCTTCAAGTGGAATTAATTTTATTGGAGATGGCTATATGCAATTTGACGATATCGAATATTTTGATTTTTCTTCAAAAGCTTCAATTACATGTGTTATCAATGGTATAGATCTTATGAATCCTGGAGGAATAAGAAACAATATTTATCTTTTGCAAACTGGAGATAAGTATTTAATGCTAAGTTTACAGACACCAGTTGGGCTTTCATCAAATCATACCTATCTTTTAGAAGAATGTGATCGTTTAAATCCAGAGCAAAGAACAAGCATACTTTCAAATACATTTGTTAGGGGTAGTGCTACTACAGATAAAATTGGGTTATCTTTTTCTAACAATTCCATACTTTTTTATTCATCTTTGGGAGGAACATCATCAGTTTCAATATCAAAACCATACTCTGCAGGAATACCTGACTCTTTTATAGTTGGTCAAGAAACAGTTACTGGTCGTATGTATAATAACAAAATATATATTAAAAATATTGGAATTATAAACAAATATATATCTAATTACTCTTCTTTTGACTTTGAAAACCCATCAACAATTATGTTTAGGATGACATCTTCTGCCAATCCATTTTTAGTTTCACAACTAGGAACTTGGACCTATACCATTCCAACAGCAGTATATCCAACTTGTACTGTAACTGGAACACAATTTAATTGGAATTTAGATAATTGCAAAGTAAGTGTATCTTCTGACAATGGTGTAACTTACAACAAAATTTTGCCATATCAAACAATTACAAGTTTAAATTTAAATTCTGTATTAAATAATATAAAAGTAAAAATGGAATTACAAACAGAATATGATTATGATAGTTCTGTTAGTACAAAGTTTTCTCAATTTGAATATTTGATTTATACAAATCAAAATATTTATTCTAATGGTAAATCTATTTATTTTTCTAATAATGATACAAAAAAAGCTAATTATACATTATCTTCACAAAATAATGTTATGAGTCGTCATAAAAATTTTGGAATTAAATTTACGGGAGATTCAAATAAAAGTCCTGGAAGTGCATCAATTGTTAATGAAGCATCTACTGCATTTCAAACCATTGATTTTTGGTATAGACCAGATGGAATAAATACAGCGTATAGAACAAATCTTATTACAAACCCATCATTTGAATCTGGAACTACTGCGTGGAATTCAAATCAAGGATCTTCAATTTCACTAAATACATCAAGTGGTCTTTTTGGAAGCAATTGTTTAGAAGTTACACAATCATCAACAATATATTCTGGAACAGTAACGGACAACATAGCGGTCAATCCTTCAACAACGTACACATTTTCTTACTATGTAAAAACTGGAAGTGCAACCGCAAGTATTAATTTGGGCGGAGTAGTGTTTTTTAGAGATAGTTCTTTGACAATTAAAGAACCTTGGATTATTACAAGTAATGTTAATTACACTAATTCTCAGGGGTGGGTAAGAGCTTCACGAACATTTACTACAGATTCGGATACTAGATATATACAGTTATTTATTTGCCCAACAGGCAATGGTGTATCTGGACAAAAATTCTTAATTGATGGAGCCATGCTTGAACAATCAAGTTCTGTAAGTACATATTTTGACGGAACTTATACTGGAAATCTTATTACAAACCAATCATTTGAAAGCGGAAGTTCTGGTTGGACAAATAACACATCTAATGTATCGGTTAGTATTCAAACTTCATCAGCATACTCTTTGTTTGGCGCAAATAGTTTAAATATTTCTATTGGGTCATCATCAACATCTCCTACATGTTATTCTTTTGCACAAACTAATATAGGAAGTGGTTCTGGAATATATACTTTTAGTGCTTATGTTTATTCGCCAACATCAACAAATATTAGAATTATTTTTAGAGATAATAACGGATCTTCATATAATCAAGGAAGTATTTACACTATTCCTGCTGCAACATGGACGAGAGTATCTAGGACTGTAAGTCAAGAATATGCTAGTGCTAAATGGGATATCGGATTTGAAGTTGGTCAAGTAGTGCTAAATTCAAACTTATATATAGATGGAGTTATGGTAGAGCTTTCCTCATCAATTAATGATTATATAGATTCCAGTATGATTTCTTGGAATGGTACAGCTAATTTATCTTCTTCAAGATTAGGAAATTCTTATATTGTTGGTAACACAAGTAGTTCTTTGCCAAGCCCGTCAATATGGCTTAATGCGTCATCTAGATTTCAATCATTAGGCGGGTCGTTATATATAAATGGCGCATCAGTAGCAGATAATACATATACAGCATCCGCAAATGAATTGTATCATATTGTTCTTGCATTATCAGCATCAAATAATTCTAGCTTATATTTAAATGGGACAAATTCAATAATTCCGTCAGTTAGTAGTTCTGCTACATATGGACATGTTACCTTATGGACAGATAAATTAACATCAGATCAAATTCTAAAAAGATATCAAAGCTACTATTATGGAACAACTGCAAGTGTCACCGATGACGGAACAAAGAAATATTTTTCAAATACTAGCACAGATTCGTTTAAAGTTTTCCGATTAAACAATTAAATGGTAGTAATATGTTCAAAAATTTCGTTTTCATAAACAAAAATGGTAGAATTAGTTCATGAGTAATATAAAAGTACAACAAGTAGAAGAAGTAAGCTATGGATTATATCTTTGGCAGATGCCAAATGGATCAGTTGTCACAGATGAAGAGGGTAATTATCTTAATGTAGCTGCTATGAAGGGTGATGTTAGAAAAATTAATGCACTTAGACAAGCAGCAAAGTCTTACGGATTAGAAGAGGGTAAACCAGTATGGTTTTCTGGACACCGCCAAATCAGTGATGAAGAATACTATCAGCAAAAAGAAAGACTTGATTGGGGACTAATTCCAGATGAATTAGATGTTCCTGCAATTAAAGAAGACTTAGTAGAAAAAAGAAAGATGGGGCTTTTATAAATGTCAGACTTAATCGATGACGATGGCTCACAAATGATCAGAATTGTATCTGATAGAGACAGAATTCGCAAAGAAGCAGAATTTGAATACGAAGATCCATTTGAAAAAAGCTGGGACGATCTTAAAAAAATTGATGGTCTTAATGAAAATTTTAAGCGTAGAGCAAATAGATTAGAAAAATCATTTACTGGTGTAGATGATGCAAAGTCTAAGAAGTTAGATCCTCTTGACTTAACTGGATATTCACTATTTATGATTGTTCAGCCTCCATACAATGTTATGTACTTATCACAGCTTTTTGATCTTTCACCATTCCACCATGCTGCAGTTGAAGCTAAAGTGGCTAATGTTATTGGATTGGGTTATGAGTTTACTGAAACTCCAAAAACGCTTTCAAAGGTTGAAGATGTTTTAGAAAATCCTGCTAAACTTGATAAATTGCGTAGAAATATTACTCGTGGAAAAGCAGATTTAAAAGAATATATGGAGAGTATGAACTCCGATGATGGCTTTCTGGAAACTCTTAAAAAAGCATATACAGATTTAGAAGTTACGGGAAATGGTTATATTGAAATAGGTAGAACATCAAGTGGAAAAATTGGTTTTATTGGTCATATTCCTGCTATCACAATGCGTATTCGCCGTCATAGAGATGGTTTTGTCCAAGTTGTTTATAATAGATATACTTTCTTCAGAAACTATGGAGATACAACTACAGAAGATCAGATTGGCACAGACCCACGACCCAATGAAGTAATTCATTTAAAAAAGTATACTCCAACAAATACATATTATGGCGTTCCAGATATTATTTCTGCAAAAAATGCTATCGCTGGTGACGAGTTTGCACAGCGTTATAACTTGGATTACTTTGAGAATAAGGCTGTTCCAAGATATATTATTACCGTAAAAGGTGCAAAGCTTAGTGCAGATTCAGAAAGAAAGTTATTGGAATTTTTCCAAACTGGATTGCGTGGAAGAAATCACAGAACACTCTATATTCCGCTTCCATCAGATGGTGAGCAAGCCCGTGTTGAATTTGATATGCAACCAATTGAAGCGGGAATTCAAGATTCATCATTTAAGGAATATGCAATTGAATCCCGTGACCGTATTCTTCTTGCACATCGTGTTCCTATTTCAAAGATTGGAACCCCGCAAGGAATGTCTTTGGCGGGAGCAAGAGATGCTGACAAGACATTTAAGGAGCAGGTATGTAGACCAGCTCAAGAGTACATTGAACATAAACTTAAAAAAGTTATTTCTGAGATTACAGATGCATTTTACTTATCATTTAATGAACTTACGCTTACAGATGAAGAAACGCAAGCAAGAATTGATGATGTTTATCTTAAGGGTCAAGTTATTGTTCCTAATGATGTTAGATTACGAAAGGGTATGCCACCAACAAAAGATGGAGACAAACCATTAGTAATTGGTGGAAAAGATGCAGCAGAACAAAAAGCCCAAGAAAATGGTACTAGAAATAGAGATCAGAAAAGAAAAATTAATGCACCAGATACTCAGGGAGAAGCAAGAAACCCAAAGGGCGAGGGAAGAACCCAATCTTAAGGAAGGCATAATACCATAAATTTTGTATTATAGAATATAATTGGTATTATTTAAATAATATGAATATTGAAAAATCCATTTGGTCAAACGGGAGTCGCAAGATGAGTCTTGCTTTTCCTATTGCCAAAGTAGATAAAGAAAACAGAACAGTCTCTGGATTTGCAACTCTAGATAATTTAGATAAGCATGGAGACGTTATTACATCAGATGCAAGCAAGGCAGCATTTGAAAGATTTCGTGGAAATCTTAGAGAAATGCATCAGCCCATTGCTGTTGGTAAAGTTTTGTCATTTAACGAAGAAGATTTTTATGACGCAGAGTCTGGCAACAATCACAAAGGCGTTTTTGTAGAAGCTTATATTTCAAAGGGTGCTCAGGATACTTGGGAAAAAGTATTAGATGGCACCCTTACTGGTTTTTCAATTGGCGGTAATATCGTGGAAGCCTCTATGGAAAAGGGTGATGAAGAAACTGATGAAGAACGCAGAATTATTCAAGCCTACGATTTACAAGAACTAAGCCTTGTTGATAACCCCGCAAACCCTCTAGCCAATATTTTTTCTATTCAAAAAAGCGGGGACGAATTAATTTTTAAGGGTATGGCAGCAGAACTTGAAACAGAGAATGTTTTCTGGTGTAAATCAGATCAAATTGCAACAGCGCACGCAGGAGATTCAAAGAATTGTAGTGTGTGTGGAGATTCAATGCAAACAATCGGATGGGTTGAGAAATATGATACGGAGAAAAATTCTTCTATCAAAAAAGTAGTAGATTCATACTTTAAAAAAGATGATGCTCCAGGTCCAACACATGGTCCAAATGGAACTACAGATTCCCCATCTGCCCCCCTAAGTGTTACCGATAGTCAGTCTACAGTTAATCTGCATCCAGACCAAGCGGGAAACAATATTGGCACTACAAAAGCCAAGAAAAAGAAAAAGAAAAATACAATCAGCAAAGGAGGTAGTATCGTGGCAGATTTAAGCCAAGAAGAACTAGAAGAATACGACCAAGCTGAAGAAATCAATGAAGTTGTTGAAGATGTTGATGCAACAGATGTTGCTGCTGATATCGCAGAGGTTGAGGTCGATGAACTAGACTTTACTAAGATGGTAACTGACCTTAAAGACTTTGTTGGACAAAAGCTTGAGAAGAGTATTACAGAGACAAAAGATGATGCGGATAAAATTCGCAAAGCTTTTGAGGTGGAATCCTCAGAACTCTCTAAGAAATTTGATGCAGTTTTAGCTGAAAAGCAAGAGATGCAAAAATCAATTGATACTCTTACAGAACTCGTAGGTGAGTTAAAAAACACACTATCCGAGACAAATAACAGATTTGCTATGTACGAAAATGACACAGCAATTAAGAAGTCTGGCGATTTGGACAAACTAGACACAAAGATCGAAAAAAATACAAGTATATGGCAAGGACACTTCCTCGGAGTCCAAGACTTATAGTCCAAAAAAAAATAAAAAATCCTATTTGAAAGGTAGGTGAAAAAAAAATGAGTAACGAACTTTTACAAAAAGCAATCCTGGGTACGGCAAACGATACCTCTACATTGAATGGTCCTTTACAAAGCACAGGTTCAGATGGTATTACTGCCCAAGGTGGTAATGGTCTTCTTTATCCAGATCAGGCTAATAGATTCCTTGATTACATGTGGGACGCTACAATTTTAGCAAAGCAAGCTCGTACAATCCGTATGCGCTCAAATACAACTGAAATTGATCGTGTTGCAGTAGGTCAGAGAATTATGACTGTTGCCCAAGAGGATAACCCAGTTGATTACACAGGTAATAACGGTGGTTTCACTCGTAGCCCAGCTACATTCTCAAAGATCTCTCTTACAACTCGCAAATTGCGTCTTGACTGGGAAATCTCTGCAGAAGCACTTGAAGATAACATTGAAGGTCCAGATCTAGAAGATCACATTGCCCGTCTCATGGCTACCCAAGCGGGTAACGATGTTGAAGACGTATTGATCAATGGTGGTTCAACCACTAATGGATCTGGTACAGATGCACTTATGAATGCATTTAACGGATTCCGTTCTCTTGCAACAAATAACGCACACGTTGTTGATGCACAGGGTTATGGTCTAGATAAGACTGTATTCAATGCTGCTATCAAGGCTTTGCCTCGTAAGTATAAGCAACGCCGTAACCAGCTTCGATTCTTCGTTGGATCAAATCTGGCTCAGGATTACTTGTACAACTTGACAAACACAAGCAATAACTTCCTCCCGTTTGATATCTCTTCAGGTATCATTCGTGGCGATGTTGCTGCTAATGATGGTGGTCCAGGTACTGTAACTCCATTCGCATTTGGAATCCCAGTCATCAACGTACCGTTGATGGATGAGACTCTTGGCGGTGACTACAGCGGTGCAAGCGGTCTTCACGGAGATCTACACTTGACGTTCCCACAGAACTTCATTATTGGTATCAAGCGTGATGTTGTTGTTTATCGTCTGTTCCAGCCAAAGAAGGATACAATTGAGTACACTCTCTTTATCCGTGTTGGTTGTGCAA